AAAAGAAACTGAAGTAATATGAAATTTGACTTTGTATACTTAGGTCAAACTGTTTTAAAGTACCAAGTACCATTAGAGATCTTTGTTGGTCTTAATGAGATCTATGAGAAACAAAAGAAACAGTTACCCTCAGCTACCAAACAACTTGTTGGCAAAATAGAAGATGAAGTGTCTTTATATTATTCTGGTCCTAACACCGACAAGATGCACCAACATTGTTTCTTACCACAAGATATATTAATATGGTTTCATAGCATTTTTGATCATTACACAGATTGGAATAAGGTAGGTCCAACTAAAAAAGATATAAATTCTGTTTGGGTTAATGAAATGAAAGCTAATGAATATAATCCAGTACATATTCACCAAGGTAAACTCTATACAGGTTTGTCTTCTGTGATGTGTTTAAAGATGCCTAAAGATACAGGTGTAGAATATTCAGCTCCTGATAAACCTATGAACGGAAAGTTGCAAATCATTGGTTCAGCTAATGGACAGTTTTCAAAAACAGATTATTCTCCTAATATGAAGATAGGTGACTTTTATGTTTTTCCATACGATATGAGACACTGTGTTTATCCCTTTAACGGAACAAAAGAAAAGAGGAGAACTTTAGTTTGTAATGTTGATGTTGATTATAACCCAGTAGCATCAAGAACAGCATCAGGACAAAACGAATGATACCAAGAATGCCAAGATGGCAATCTTATGTTGCTTCAACTACAGAATCTATTTTTACACCAAAGCAATGTCAGATGATTGTTGATGCAGGACATCAACAAAAACCTGAAGTAGCTAAAGTAGGTGGAGGAGAGACAGGTGCACATGATACTAAGAAGCGAGTAACAACAATATCTTGGATACCTTTTGTTAAGATGCCTGAGATGTATAAAACTATTGAAAATCAATTATCTATTGTAAATTTAAATCATTTTGGTTTTGATGGTGTAAACCTTACAGAGCCAGCGCAGTTTACAGAATATCCCAAAGGTGGTTTTTATGATTGGCACATGGATCTCAATGCTTTTGGTCAAGATGGTCAAAACCCTATTAGAAAAATATCTATGACACTATTATTATCAGACCCTAAAGATTTTACTGGAGGTGATTTAATGTTTTCAGATTTGGGTAACGAAAAACCTATACAACTAAAACAAGGTCAAGCTATATTCTTTGCATCATTTTTAAGACATAAAGTAGCTCCTGTTAAAAAAGGTATAAGACGATCTATGGTTATGTGGTTTGGAGGACCACCATTGAAATGAGAAGAAAAGTTTTATTTCCTACTCCTGTGTATTTTAAAGATCTAACTAATGCAAAAGAATTAAATATTTATTTATTTAAACATATTAAAGCTTGGAAGAAAGCTGATCCTAAGGGAGAGATTAAAACAAACTCTGGTTTTGGTTGGCATAGTAAAACAGACATGGATAAGAAAAAAGAATTTAATCCTCTTACTCGAGAATTATTTAAGATGGCTGAAGAATGTAATAAAGATTTTGGCATTCAACCAAAGCTAGGACTAGGTAACATGTGGGCCAATGTTAATCCTACGAATTCGTACAACAAAACACATACTCATCCTAACTCATTATGGTCAGGTGTATACTATATTAAAGTGCCAAAAAATTCTGGAAAAATTTTTTTAGAAGACCCTAGACCAGGACCTAATACATACATGCCTAGAAGATTAGATAATTTACCTGAACAATTATGGAGAGTATGCTCTTATGAAGCTAAAGAAGGATTAATGATATTTTTTCCATCATGGTTACCACACGGTGTAGACTTAAATATGAATACAGAAAAAGGAGAAAAGAACTGGCGTATATCAGTGTCTTTCAATTTTATACAAATATGATTATACATAAAGATAAAATAGTGTTTAGAGAAAAACACTTACATACAGAGGAGGGTAGAATGCGTCAAACTAAAAACCCTAATTGGAAAAAACTTAAAAAAGACATTGAAAAAAATGGTATATTAAATCCTCTTATATGTACTAAAGATAATGATAAGTATAGATTGTGTATAGGTATGAGAAGATTTATTGCAGGGTGTATTTTAGGTATTGAAGAATATGAAATTAAAGTAGTTAATAATGAAGAAGTTCAAACTTTGTTAAATCCTTGTAAAGAATATATAAAAGTTCATAAAGACGGAACACCATTAGCAATATGAGTTTTAAGACAAATAAATACCAAGTCATACGTGGTGCTATATCAAAAGATTTAGCGGACGTTGCTTACAGATATTTACAAGTATCTGCTGAGGCTGATAACTGGATGCTTAACAATTACATTACACATGCTGGTAATCCATTAGTGGGTAACTTTCATGATAAGCAAGTGCCAGGATCATATGCAAAATATGCAGACAGACTTATGGAAACATTACTTGTTAAAACTATTGATGTTATGCAAAAGAAAACAGGACTTAAATTAGTGCCTACTTATTCTTACACTAGACTTTATAGAACGGGCAATATTTTAAACAGACATAAAGATAGACCTAGCTGTGAGATATCTACGACACTATGTTTAGGCGGCGATCACTGGCCTATCTATTTAGATCCAACAGGCGAGAATACAGTTATCGATGAATACAAAGGTATTATTAAACCAGGTGCACCAGTAGGTGTAGAAGTTAATTTAAAACCTGGTGATATGCTTATCTATTCTGGCTGTGAATTAGAGCATTGGCGTAAGCCTTTTGAAGGTAAGCTATGTGGTCAAGTATTTTTACACTATAATCATGCTGATGGTAAATTTGCTGAATCAAATAAATATGATAAAAGACCTTTATTGGGTGTACCTAAGACCTCTTAAAACTAAAACATCTTTGTGATATAATATCTACAATTATGCCTTTATCTAAAGTAAAATTTCAACCTGGATTTAACAAACAAGCCACAGCTACAGAAGCAGATGGCCAATGGATTGATGGTGATTTCGTAAGATTTAGATATGGAATGCCAGAAAAAATTGGTGGTTGGGAACAACTACAAGTAAATACCTTAGTAGGTGCTGCTAGGGCGCAACACAGTTGGGTAGATTTAGATGGTAATAAATATGCAGTCATTGGAACAAATCGTTTACTTGTTCTTTATTATGACAATACTTTTTATGACATAACACCTATTGATCCTGACAGAAAGTCCACTGGGGCAAACATAACAACGACTAACGGATCAGCAACAGTAACTATTACAACTTCTGGATCACATAATCTTGATGCAGGAGATTTAATTACTTTTGAGAATGCAGGTTCATTTAATGCAGGACAAACATCATACACAGCGGCTAATTTTGATGGTGTAATTTATGAGGTAAAAACAATACCTACAACAACAACATTTACAATTACTATGGCTTCGGCTGAAACTGGGTCAGGAACAACGAATAACGGAACTCTAGATCCTCTTCCATATATTCAAATAGGTAATCTTATAACAACTGCTGGTTTAGGTTGGGGAGCAGGTGCATGGGGATCTTCTACATGGGGAACAGCAAGGGCTTCTAGTAACGTTGTAATTGATCCTGGTAACTGGTCATTAGATAATTACGGTCAAAGATTAATAGCTACTGTTCATAATGGTAGAACGTTTCAATGGAATCCTATTGCAGCGTCTGCTTCAGCATTAACCACAAGAGCTGTTTCATTAGCTACAAATCCAACTAAATCTGTTATGTCAATTGTATCAGATAGGGACAGGCATTTAATTCATCTTGGAACAGAAACAACAATAGGTGATGCTGCAACTCAAGATAAAATGTTTATTAGATTCTCAGATCAAGAAGACCCAAATGATTATGCACCGACCTCAACAAACACTGCAGGTACGTTTAGAATTGACTCAGGCACAAGAATTGTTGGTGCAGTTAAAGGTAAAGATTATTTATTAATCCTTACAGATACTTCTGCATATGTAATGCAGTTTGTTGGAACTCCTTTTACTTTTTCTATAAGACAGGTAGGGTCTAACTGTGGATTATTTGGACAACACGGAGCTGTTTATGTAGATGGTGCAGTATATTGGATGTCAGAAGAAGGTGGTTTCTTTGTGTACGATGGAACTGTAAAAACACTACCATGCAGTGTTGAAGATTTTGTTTATACTACTAGTGGCGATAATTTAGGTATAAGTTTTTTTAATGGCGAACAAATTTTTGCAGGACATAATTCATTGTATAGTGAAATAAACTGGTTTTATCCAAAATCAGGATCTAATTTTGTTGATAGATTAGTAACTTACAATTATGCAGAAAGAGTTTGGACAACTGGTTCATTAGCTAGAACAACATATTCTGATACAAGTGTATTTGCATTTCCTTATGCAACTGAATTTACTCAAAACAGTGCACCATCATTTCCAACAGTACAAGGCATATCAACTGATCAAGGGAAAACTATATACTATGCACAAGAAATTGGTGTCAATCAAAAAGATGCTGGAGGCACTGAAACTACTATTGCTGCTTTCATACAATCAGGAGACTTTGATTTAGAAATTGGAGGCGAAGGTGAGTTTATGATGAAGATAAGAAGATTTATACCTGACTTTAAACTAATTACTGGAAATGCAAAAATAACACTTAACCTAAGAGATTTTCCAAGTGAAGCAAAAGCTAGTTCACCATTAGGTCCTTTTACTGTTACATCTACAACTAAAAAAATAGACACAAGAGCTAGGGCAAGATTAGCTAGTCTTAAAATAGAAAATGATGCAGTTAACGAAAGTTGGAGAATGGGAACTTTTAGATTTGATACACAACCTGACGGTAGAAGATAATGGCAAAAATTGATGCATACATACCAGAGCCTAAAGAAGAATACGATGCATCAAATCAAAGACAGATACTTTCTGCTGTTGATCAAATTAAAAATCAATTAAACTTTTCTTTCCAAGAGGACTTGAAACAAGAAGTAGATAGGATAGGATGGTTTTTAAATGGCTAATATATATAGAAATGCTTTTTTTGATTTAACAGGTACTAATAAAACTACCGTATTCACTTGTCCCGTTGGGTCAACAGTTTTAGTTAAAACGATTCAAATAACAAATATAAGCGGTGGTAATGTTGAGGTAGAAGGATTTATTGTAGACACTTCCGCTAGTAGTGCAGAATTTGAATTCGTACATGATACTATCCCAACTAAAACTTTTAAAAACTTAGCATCAGGAACAATTGTTTTAGAGGAAAGTGATATTTTAAAATTAAAAGCTGGAAGTGGTAATACTTTAGCAGGAACAATTGGTTACCTAGAAATTAATAGATCAGATCAAAATGGCTAAAAAGAAACCACTTTACGGGGTTAGTAACTATCATAAACGAACACACAAAAAAAGACCTGGTAGGATTAGAAAAAAATGTGGGCCAGGACAAAAACATCCTAAAAAATATGTTGGACAGGGTCGTTAGGATACTATATTAAAATAACATGTCTATTCGTCAAACTATTAAATGTAAAACTAAAACAATTTATAGAAATAAAAAAACAAACGTGAAGTATGAATCTGAAGAGGAGTATTTAAAAAATAACCCCAAGGAAGATTTAGTAACTGATGTAGTGGTTGAGGTTCCTGATTTACCTATGTTTGGTAAAACACAATGAATCCAGCAGGTGGAACAGAACTACAATTAAAGTTTTTAAAAGAAAACGTATCTAAAGAGTTATTAGATAAATTTCAAATTTGCACTTCGGTGCCACACAAGGTTCCTTTGTCTAAAGATAAAATAAATATTCTTTGGCAAAAAATGGCTCCTGATCAGCCACACTTTCAAGAATTCTTTGCTAGTAAAGATCAAATGAATCAATATGATTTTTATGTTTTTAATAGTCATTGGAACTATGAACAGTTTAGAAAGAAGTTTGATATACCTACAAGTAAATGCACAGTAATTAAAAATGGTATACCTGAAATTAAAAAGAGAGATCTTGAAACTAAAAGACAAAAAATAAAACTTATATACCATCCTACACCTTGGAGAGGTTTATCTATACTGTTAGGTGCAATGCAGTTAATTAAACATCCTAATGTTACATTAGATGTGTATAGTAGTACAAAGGTTTATGGTTCTGATTTTGAAAAGGACAACGATTCTAATTATCAAGGACTTTATGATCAGGCAAAAAAATTACCTAATGTAAATTACATTGGGCACAAGCCACACGAATATATTTTAGAAAACTTACATACTTATGATGCTTTTGTTTATCCAAATATATGGGAAGAGACTTCTTGTATATCTGCAATAGAAGCTTTAGCCTGTGGTTTGTATGTAGCAACAACGGACAACGGAGCATTATATGAAACATGTTCAGAGTTTCCTATTTATGTTCCTATGGATAATGATTATAATAATTTAGCTAACCAATTTGCAGCAGTTATTGATCAAATACCTGAACAGATAAACGAAAAAGGTATTCATGAACATTTAAAGTTTCAACAAAAGTTTTTTGACAAATTTTATAATTGGAAACTTATAGCAGGTCATTGGACTGGATTTTTACAAGGAGTATTAGCAAATGCAAGATCCAAGTAAACCTATTTGGTTTAATAAAAAAACTAAAACAGTTGAAATAACAAATAAAAAAAATTCATTTTTTGTTGCTACTCCTGTTCACAGTGATGTATCCATACATTACCTACAAGCTTGCTTAGATTTTCAAAAAGAATGTTTTAAAAAGGATATACTTGTGTCTTTTCAATTAATGAAATCGTCTTTAGTGACTCAAGGTAGAAACCTGTGTGTCTCAGGTTTTATGGAAAGTAATCATACTCATTTATTATTTATAGATTCTGATATAGATTTTTTAGCAGAGTCTGTTTTTAAAATGGCGGACTGTAATAAAGATGTAATATCTGTTGCCTATCCCTTAAAAACTTTTAATTGGGAAAAAGGTTGGAGAAAAATACAAGAAGGTAAAATCAAAAGTGTTGATGATTTAAGAGATAAGGCTTTTTATCAATATCCAATGAAAGTTGCTAATGAAAAGAATATAATAATTAAAGACGGTGTAATTGAAGTAACCCATTCACCTACAGGCTGTATGTTAATTAAGAGAAGCGTAATTGAACGAATGATTGAAGCTTATCCTGATAAAGAAATTAAACAAGGTACCATAATAAATGGTGAATTAATGGATAGACGTTATTTTTATAATTTATTTGATACTGATTTTGACCCTAAAACTAAAACTTATTTAGGAGAAGACTTTGCTTTTTGTAAGAGATGGAAAGATATTGGTGGTAAATGCCATGCATTAGTTACTGAAAAAATAACACATGCAGGCGAACATTGTTACAAGGGGTGCTTTGGTGATGAGTTGTCAAAGAGCTCTTAAAATGGTAATATTAATCGATTAGCTAATTTTAAGGATTACATAATATTATGGCAGGACCACTCGCATTTTTACCCTACGCACTAGCAGCCTACGGAGGATACAAAGGTTACAAAGCATCTAAAGATGCTGGAGGATCAGGACTTCAAAGATTATTTGCAGGAGTAGCAGGAGGAGCAGCTGGATACTACGGTGGTAAAGGTATCCTAGCTGGAGGTTCAGCAATGGGCGTACCTGGTTTTTCTGCAGCGCAAACTGGATTTACACCATTCACTTCATTAGGACCAATACAATCTTTAGG